ACACTTTAAGAAAATTTTACCAAAAATAAAAGAGGGGCGATTAAAATCGGGATTGTAATAACTAAGTATGAAAATGGAAATGATGTCAAATTTGATGTGTCTAAATATGATTATTACTATGATGATGACACTTTTCCTACTGATGCAAGTGCAGATGTCGAAGGAATATTAAAGGAGCATGGGGACGTTTACTTCATTCAAAAACCTACAATTACGACAGATGGTGATGGTAATACAATAGATATAACTAATGCTACTAAAAGAATTTTTGGAATGTTTCAAGATATTACGATTAAGGACAGAAAAATTCACTCTATGGGTTTAGCAGTTCCAGGAAGTAGAAAGTTCTATTTTATGCCAAGTTATTCAATTACCACAGGTGGAGTTGCAGAAACTTATGAACTTGTCGAAGATGATATTATAACAGATTCATTTCTTTATGATTCAACTGCTGGTACAAAAGGACAGTGGAGAGTTGTCAAAATACTACGTCAATGGTACGAACCTGATAAAGAGATTTATCGTGTGGCAGTAGTAGAAAATATAAATATGGATGGTTCTTAATAATGAAAATGTCTTTTAATATTAAGACTCCTAATTTATTAATTCCTAAAAAGGATATGATAAAGAAATATAAAAGAGTTTTATTTCTTTCTATGAATAAAATGGAGATTTTAGCTAGAAGAAAGGTTGCAGTAGATACTGGTTTATTGAAAGCTAGTATTAAGATTTCACCAATGAGAGAGGGAGCAACAACTTATGTTATTTCCGATGGTGTTCATTATGGAATCCATGTAGAATATGGAACTTCTAGGCAAAAAGCTCAACCATTTTTCAGACCTGCTTATCATGAAGTTAAATATATTTGGTTAGACAAATATAAGAAAAAAGTGTTTGGAAAGTGATATATTATGTTTACCTCTTTTCTGGGTTAGTGTGTTTTGTATAATTCTAAATGTCATTCGTTTCAAAATATACTAACCCAGTTTATTTTGCTTGACCATAACAAAGCTTAAATATATTCTGCTATATATTATAATTGAGTAAACCATGAGGTGCTAATTGCTCAAATAGTAAAATATACCAAGAGGTGAAGAAAGATAGCTTATTTAAGTCCAAAAACAATAATCTGTGATTTTTTAAGGAGAAATATTACAGATCCGAGATCAAGAATAACTTCAAATTCTAATCCTTTTACTGCAACTGCACTACAAACGGATTTCATTCTTACACCAACATCAGGTAAAAAGTTTTCTCATACAACGAGTGTGACTGTAAATGGAACAACTCAAACATTATGGCGAGACTTCTATATTATCCAAAAATCTGGAACGATTGTATTCTTTACTGGATTAACTGTTTCAGATGCCGTAATAGTAACTTATGGAGAAACTGCTTCAAACTGGATTTTTACCGATAAGCCTGACGAAAAGCTAAATGCTCTTTCTTTCCCCCGAATGAATGTGTCACTTATTGGAAATCCTTCTTATAGATTAGGAAATTACGAAGCACCTGTTGTTGGAGTTCCAAGATTTGATGTTGTTATAAGATGTAAAGAGAAACAAGACAATCAAATATTTACTATTGATGGATTAAATTATACTGGTGGGGATTTAGCAGAATATTTAGCTTATCAAGTTACAGAATCATTTGAAAATAATGAATCAGAATTATTTCCAGCATTATGGGCTTATGAACCAGTTGGCAATCCTACTGATTTGCCTTTTGATGACGAATATCAATGCCATAAGAAAATTGTGGAATTTGTTATGCAAGGTTTAAGTTTAGGAAGAATAAATTAGGAGAAAAAGAAAATGGCATTTAATGAATACTTAATTGGAAAAAGAGAAAGAGCGTCATGGATTGTTGAGACTGGATTTGCAACTGGTGGAACAATGGCTGATGGTGAAGTTGTGGGTGATAATGTTACAATTGAACCTGACTGGAATAAGGGCTGGCAAGAAGTTTTAACTGCTGGTGCTGATAGTAGAGTAATTCAAGGAAGAGTAAAGGGGCCAAAATCATTGCCTTATACTATGAAGTTTGTGCCTGTTAATTGGGTATGGTTAAAATATCTTATGGATGTAGCTGATGCTGATGATGCAGGGGTAAAAACTCATACTTTTACAATGAGGAATACTTTGTTAAGCTACAAATTAGAATGGGCAAAAAGAGCTACAACTTCTTTAGTTTATACGACAATTGGAAATGCAGTTAAGAGTTCTACTTTAAGTTTTACAAAAGCTACTGGATCAGGTACAGATGGATTTATGAATATTTCTTGTGGATGTATTGCACAGGATGTTTCTGACAGTTCTAGTGTTACAACTCTTTCTGCTGGAAATATTACAAGAGATCCATTCCAATACCGAATGACAAAGTGGACTTTTAATTCTGTTGAAATTAAAGAAGTAAATAATGGAGAAATTACAATTGATTCTGGAATTGATGAAAATGATTCAAGATATTGTAATGCAACTTATGATGATCTAGTAGGTGAGTTCATTCCAAAAACATTTAGAATAAATGGCCGATTTAATGTTAATATTAAAGACAGTACATTTTTTGATAAGTGGGATGAAGATGTTCCTGTTACTGGTACAAATACATTCTTAGTTGATAAAGATGGAACTGGTAATGATCAAATACTATTCACATTTGGAGACTTTTACGTAATTGGTGCTGTTGGATCAACTAACTTAGAAGGTGTTACAAATGTGGACGTAGTTTGGTCATGTGATGCTTTTGCAAGTATTGTCAGTAGGGATGATATCACAACATATTAATAAGTTTTATATATCTAGTGCAACAATACAATGTATATGAAAAAAAATGAAACGATGGATAATGTTATAAAACAAAAATTAAGTGATGTAATAAAATTGCAATTTACTAATGGTAGAAAACCTTGGAATAAAGGTTTAACAAAAGAAGACCATAGAGTTAAAAAAAATACAGAAAAAGCACAAAAAACAATTAAAGAACGTGGTTCTTTAGCATTAGAAAATAATCCAAGATGGAAAGGTGGGAAATGTGCTTATAAAAATATGGCATTAAAACATTATGGCAACAGTTGTATGTTGTGTGGCAAAGAAGATAAAAGACCAAAAATGATACACGTTCATCATAAAGATGGAAATAGAAATAATAATAATTTATGCAATTTAGAAGTATTATGTTCTAAATGTCATAGATCAAAACATCCACAAAAAGCTTCCGAATTACAAAAACAAATAGCAAGAGAGACACATTTAGGAAAACCAAAAACAATGGAACAGAAAATAAAAATGTCAGAAGCAAGAAAATTGTGGTGGAAGAATAAAAAATTAAAATGAGTGGTCTTTGTCAATGGAAATTAGTTGAACAGAATACGGAGTCCACTTCATTTATTGATGCAAAGAAGAATCCAGATCATGAATTGCTTAAATGTATTCCATGTGATGGATTTAATATAAATTGTAAATATTACAACCCAAAAAAAAGAGAGAAAAAAATGACATACGAGAATGATTTTGTAGATGAAACGCCAATAAATATAACTATTGGTGGAAGAATATTTAAGTACAAACCAACAATATCTGGTGAAGAAAACGAATGGCTTAAAGACACAATGGTCTATAATCCAGATTTAAAAAGATCAGTTTTAGATTGGGGATTACATAATATTAAGAAATTATCAAATGTGCTTTCAGTTCCATATACTGATGAACAAGTAAAGAAGCTTACTAAACTTGATAAGAAATGGATTGATTTAGCACCAGAAGAGAAATATTTAGTATTTAAGAAATTAAAAACAGGAATATTTGATAAGTTGATTACTGCTATTAATGAAACTGATGCAGTAGATGAGGAAGCACTAAAAAACTAAGTTGGCTGATTGAATGTTCAAACGCTAAAGATGGTTTCACAATTTCTTGTGAAAGACAAAGAGCTATTTGGTGGAAAACATTAGCATTTGAAAAAGGGATCAGCCCTAGAGAATTTAGAAAATGCCGTAAATCGGATATTGAAGAAATAATGTCAATTAAAAATGCTATGGCAAAAAAAGATTTAAGAAATAGTGAAGTACAACAATTAATGCAAAATGTGAGGTAAAAAGAAAAATGGTAGTAGCTCCAAGTGGAAGTTCAGCAGGTTCATCTAGTATGGCCATAAAGGGATCATTAGATACAACAGAGATAGAGAGTGGTTTCTCAAGAGTAGGTAGGGGTTTTAAAAATGTAGCTGGTCAAGCAAAATCTTTTGGTTCTGATATGACTAGAGTTGCAATTGGAATTAGTTCTTTGACTAAACGATTAATCACACTTGGAACAATTGGAGTTACTGCGATGGTTGGAATTGCTTCAAAATCACCTGCAGTTGCACCAGCTATGGCAAAGATGGGTGTTACTTTTGATAAATTAACTAGAAGTTTAGGACAATCTTTAGCACCTGCATTTGAGAAAGTTGCAGTATTATTTGATCAGTTTGCAACTTGGGTTGGAAATAACAAACAAGCCATTGGAGATATGGCACTTAAATTTATTGATGTTGGAATTGCTGTTGGTGAAAAGCTTTGGCCTTATTTGAAAAAGGTTGGAGATTGGGCAGT